CGACGATGTAGACGTATTTGCCCGGGTAGTGCTCCACCTTGACCTCGTCGAGGTTTGGATCCCGCCGAAGGGTGTCCTCGGCCATCTCCCAGTAGACCTCGTTGATTTGTCGTTCCAATGTGAGAGGCGCGTTTCGGGTTCGAAAGTAGTCGCAGGTATACCGAGCCCCGTAGGCACAGTCCGTGCAGATCATGGGGTCGCATCCGTGACACTGCGGAAACCCCGTATCGACATGTCTCTTGTAGGTGCCCGCGGTCCCGCACGAGGGACAGGGCTCCAGAAAGGCGGGGCGATCAACACACGTATAGCACTCCATTGCAGTCGGTTTGTTTTTCCCATTGGATTCCGTTTCCAAAACGGATTGCCTCGGTCCTGAGACAGGGAGACAGTCTACGATGGATCGCAAACCGAAGCTTGATGTCACCAACCTGGAGAGCCCCGAGTCGCTGAAGCGAGCTCGCAGGTCAGTGCTCAAGAAGGTTGTGGGTCCTGCGGGTCCAGTCACCAGTCGCGTCCTCTCCAAGTATCGAGCTCGTCAACGGAAGCTTCTTCGCCGCGAGGATGAGGATCCCGACCCCTACGATGAGCGGTACATCTTCTACTGTTTAGACAGTCCGCCCACCGAGTAGAGTAGCATGGGCATTCCCTATTACGTCGCCTCGTTAGTCCGCAAACACAAGCACATTCAGACCAAGTGCCAGGGTCCACTGGAGGTGGATTTTTTGGGCATTGACTTCAACTGCTTCCTCCATCGGTATCTGGACGCTGCGAACCCCGTTGGCAGTCTTGTGGTTGCCCTGGACCGACTGCTGACCGAGGTCGTTCGTGCCAAGCGGGTCTACATTGCCTTTGACGGGCTAGTTCCCTACGCCAAGATGGTCCAACAGCGGTATCGCCGCATGCGGAAGCCTACTGAGGTCGCAGCCTTTGACAAGCATCAGATCTCGCCTGGGACTCCCTTCATGCGAGAGATCTCCAAGACCCTGAAGTTCCTGTATCCGGGATACGAGATCTCCGACACGCTGGAGCCGGGCGAGGGAGAGCACAAGATCTTCCTGCGTCTCCAGGACCTGCCGGCCGAGGAGCGGAAGTCTATCTGCATCTACGGATTGGATGCGGACTTGGTGGTCATCGCAGCCGCCCAGAGTCATCTGGGAGACATTCGCATCCTGCGGGAGATTGACGACACGACCGACTTTGCGACGATTCACATCCCCAGTCTGATGTCCGTTCTGCCCGTCGACAAGGAGACGTTTATCACGATGAGCGTGATGTGTTTCGGCAATGACTTCATGCCGAGCCTCGCCATGTTTTCCCTTCGGGAAGAGGGATACGGGCGCGCGGTCTACTATGCGAATCGTCAGGACGCCCACACGGACGAACTGAAGATCCTCCGCAAGCACGCCAAGCCGAACGAGCGTCGAATCTTGGCTCCCGACGGCCATGCCCTGGAGGCTCGCATGGGCTGCCACCTGATGGATGGTGTGCTGGACTGGGAGCCTGTGTGTCAGGCGTTCTGGAAGACCTACGAGTGGACGCGGATCTACTTTACAACCTCTCGGGTTCCCGACTGGGAGTGGGTCTATCCGTATCCCGAAGCTCCCCTGCTGACGACCCTGGAGGCCTACGAGCGTCCGACCGAATTCGTCTGGGAGCATCCCACTCCCACACGAACCGTAGAGGACCAACTGCGGTTCATTCTGCCCGAGGAGTCTCTGCGCAAGGCAGGCTTGACTCCTGTCTATCCCGACGAACTCTACGACGAAGCCACGGAAACTCGGTATCCCTGGCGCAAGCGGTTTGTCTGGGAAGCCGACCCGTACGTCAGCCTTCCCGACGGTGCCCTGACTACCGCATCCGAAATCCACCCGCCCCAAGCACCAGTGCCCTCCGAGGACCGCCTGGCGCAAACCGCACCGCAGGACGGGAAGAGGGCTCCGAAGGTGGCTCAAGGAGTCCCGACGGGAGCACCACAATGTCGGGGTAAATCGGGACGCTAAAGGAGGTGTCGCGAGGATTGATGTATTCGTCTTCAATCTTCTTCATCTCGACGATCTTCTTGAGGGCTGCGATGCCTGCGACGTCCTGGAAGGTCCTCCAGTGCCGCGTGATGTGGTTGACGTAGGACACACGATAGTCTCGCGCCGTTCGAGTCTTGAGGTTCGCCTTGAGCGTGGCCATACACTCGTCGACGGACGAATAGACGGGCTTGTTCAGTCTCCGGTTCACAGAATTGTGGGCCCGAAACGAGAACAGTGCGAACTCCTGACGCGACTGCATCATGTTCGGAAACCGAGCACGATAGGATGCGAGCAGCTCTGTAAAGTGCCCCTTGCACGACGGACAGGTGATGGTATCCCGAAACATGTCCAACCACGTGGACATCAAACTCTGCTCTACGGGCGTGGGCCTCTCGGGATAGGAGGTTGCCACAGAATGCAGCGTCATCCACCCTAAGGGACCCCAGATGGTGGTCATTCTTGTTCAAGCGGGGGAAAGGAACCCCGCCTCCATACCGCCCTTGAGAATCTCTCGGGCAATCTTGGAGTTCTTGACCTTGTATCCAGACTTCTCGAGGGTTTCCTTGACCTTGGAGTCGGGGAGGTTCCGCACGGTGGTCTCGATGCGGCGACGGCGTTGCTCGATGCCCTTCTCGGTGAGAATGCGGAGGGTGCCGTTGCGACGGGGCGGTGCCTTGGTCGGATTGCGGGTCGGGCGAATCTTTGCGGTCTTTTTGAGCACTCCACGGGGGTAGGTCTTCATCGTCTTGCGAGCAGCCGCCTTCTTCGGACCGGGGGGAGGGGATGACGCGGGAAGGGACCCCACGCGGACAACTTTGATCCTGTCTCCCATTGTTAGCCAGCTAGATTCGTTTCGACGAGAGACGAAAACGGAACGGCGACTTACACGCACGGTCCACCCTATAGGCACCATGGAGGGCACACAGACTCGCGATCAGACGAGCCCTCCGGGCGAGTGGGAAGCAGTCAAGGCACATTTCGCGAACGGCGTTCGTCGTCTGGTGGATCATCAGGTCGACTCGTTCGAGGACTTCATCCGGACCAAGCTTCCCCTCATCGTCCAGTCCACCCCTCCGATTACCGTCTGGCACGAGCAGGACCCCGTTCTCAAGAAGTACAAGTACGAGTTCCGGCTCAGCTTCGAGAAGGTGACCTACATGAAGCCTCGCATCCAGGAGGCGACCGGTCGTGTCAAGCCCATGCTTCCCATGGAGGCACGGGTGCGGAACTTCACCTACGCGGCGCAGATGCACGCGGACGTGCGGTTTACGGCCAGGACGTACAAGGGAGCCAATCTCGACACCTACGATGAGGAGTCTCGTGTCTTTGAAGGCATTTCTCTCGGCAAGCTCCCAGTTATGTTGGGGTCTAGTCTATGCCTTCTCAAGGACTACCCTCTTGCTCTTGCCGAGTACGGAGAGTGTGCGCACGACCCTCTCGGCTACTTTCTCATCCATGGGTCCGAGCGGACGATCCTCTGTCAGGAGAAGGTTGCAGACAATCGCATCATGGTGTTTCAGTCCAAGAAGACCAGTTCCAAGCACACCTACTCTGTGGAGATGAAGTCGCTTCACGAGAGCTTCACCATGCCTCCCAAGAAGTTGGAGATTCGCCTGTCCTCCAAGTTCAACGGCTTTGGGTATCCCCTGCTGGCGTGTGTCCCGAGGTTCCGCGAGGACATTCCCGTCATGGTCTACTTCCGTGCGCTCGGCGTCACAGCCGACCGCGAGATTGCCAAGCTGGTCTGGGGCTCCGAGGACGACCCGCATGTCGAGCTCCTGGGGGCCTCGTTCCGCGACTGTGCGGAGATTGGCGTCTTCACCCAGCAGGACGCCATCCAGTTCCTCTCGGTCAACCTCCAATACGGCACCAACCAGGAGGACAAGTGTGCCTACGTTCGTCAGCTCCTGACGACCGAGTATCTGCCTCACGTCAAGTTCGCGGGAGAGAATGCCTCGCTCTCGATCCACAACGCCCGCAGGTGTATGCTGACCGCCAGCATGATTCGTCGGCTCCTGCTCACGGACATGGGCGCAGTTCCACTGGACGATCGCGATGCGTATCCCAACAAGCGTGTCGTCACCACCGGTGCGCTTCTGACCCATCTGTTCCGTCAGCTCTTCCAGAAGGTCTGCAACGACACTCGCAACGAGTTCGTCCAGGAAATCAACAACGATGCCTGGAAGAAGGGTGAGCCTCGCCCGATGGACATCCTCAACATCAACAACCTCTACAAGATCCTCAAGCTCTCGACCATCGAGGGCAAGCTCAAGCAGGCGCTTGCTACGGGCAACTTCACCGTTCAGGGGCTGGGGACCAGCAACTCGACCTCGCTGTCCAACGCGACCAAGGTCGGTGTCTCGCAGGTGCTCGGTCGCATGTCCTATGTCGCCACGCTCAGCCACCTGCGTCGCATCCAGACACCGGTGGAGAAGTCGGGCAAGCTCCTGGCTCCCCGCAAGCTCCACGGCACGTCCTGGGGCTTTGTCTGCCCCGTAGAGACGCCCGAGGGTCACTCGGTGGGCATCGTCAAGACGATGAGCCTCCTGACGAGTGTCTCCCAGCACGTGCCCAGCAACACGGTGCTCCACTTCCTCCAGGACGAGGGCAACCTGACCTGGATTGATACGCCCCACGTCTACGAGGGCACGGCCGTCACCCTGAACGGCGTCATCATTGGATACACCTCCGATCCCAAGTCCGTCGTGGACAAGCTTCGGGCCGCCAAGCAGTCGTTCCGTCTTCACCCCCACATCTCGGTGGCGTGGTATACACTACTGAACACCCTCATCATCGAGACCGACGCAGGTCGTCTTGTCCGCCCCGTCTTTCGGGCAGGAGCCGAGTTCCCCGTCCTGGGAGCCGACTGGACCACGTGGATGAAGACCTGCGTGGAATACATTGATGCCTCCGAGACGGAGACTCTGCGGATTGCCCTTCGCAAGGAGGACATGACCCCGCATCACACCCACTACGAGATTCACCCCAGTCTCATTGTGGGGCACATGGCGAGTTCGATTCCTCTCTCGGACCACAACCAGTCGCCCCGCAACACCTATCAGTCTGCGATGGGCAAGCAGGCGATGTGCGTCTATGCGGGGAACTACGCCAAGCGTCTGGACAAGAACGGGTACCTGCTCTTGTCCCTGACCCGTCCGCTGGTGGAGACGCGGTCGATGAACATCCTGAAGATGCACGAGATGCCCTACGGGATGAACGCCATCGTCGCCATTGCGTGCTACGGTGGCTACAACCAGGAGGATTCCATCATCATGAACCGGTCTGCGGTCAAGCGTGGGCTGTTTCGCGGGCTCTACTATACGATGTACAAGGACGAGGAGCATCGCAACGTCACCTCGGGTCGCGAGGAGAAGTTCATGAAGCCTCAGAAGCACAACACGCGCAAGTACAAGAATACGTCCTACGCCGCCATTGGCGAGAACGGCATTCCAATCCTGAACGCCACCCTTCAGGAGAACGATGTAGTCATTGGCAAGGTAGTGAACCTGCGCAATGACCAAGGTGGATACACCTATCGCGATTCGTCGACAACACACAAGAACAGCGAGCCGTGTCGCATTGATGGAGTCTGGCAGGACAAGAACTCAGACGGCTACCCGTTCATCAAGGTGCGCTGTGTGTCCGAGCGCATCCCCCAGATTGGAGACAAGTTCGCATCCCGCCAAGGGCAGAAGGGAACGGTCGGCATGCTCTTGGACGAGCAGGACATGCCCTTTACGGCTGCGGGTCTGCGCCCCGACCTCATCATGAACCCGCACGCTATTCCATCTCGCATGACGATTGCGCAACTCATGGAGTGTATCTTCGGCAAGATCTGTGTTCAGCGGGGCACGCTGGGCGACGGAACGCCCTACAGCCACATGAAGGTGGACGAGCTCAAGCAACACATGCTGGACCTGGGATACCACCCCTACGGGAATGAGATCCTCTACAACGGACAGACGGGCGAGATGATGGAGGCGGAGATCTTCATGGGTCCGACCTTCTACCAGCGCCTGAAGCACATGGTGATTGACAAGAAGCACAGTCGTGGCCGAGGACCGATTGTGAGCCTGACCCGCCAGCCTTGTGAGGGGCGTGCGCGGGACGGCGGGCTTCGTGTGGGAGAGATGGAGAGGGACTGCCTGCTGACGCACGGTGCCGCAGCGTTCACCAAGGAGCGACTGATGGATGTGTCCGACCCCTTTACGACGGGCATCTGCAAGACCTGTGGAACACTCGCAGTCATGAACGAGGAGGAAGGCATCTATGCCTGCGGGACGTGTGGGAACAAGACGGAGTTCATCTCCAAGACACTGCCCTATGCGATGAAGCTGTGGGTTCAGGAGTTGGAGGCGATGCACATTACGCCTCGGATGGTCCTCGAATGAAAACGAATTCTGTTTGTCCACCAGGTAAGAAAGGAGCCATGTTCGATCTTCTCCCCCACCAGACGTCTCATGTCGAGACACTCACGTCCATCTTGAAGTCCAATCCCATTGCCTTCGACTTCTCGATGATGGGTACGGGGAAAACCTATTCCAGTTCCCACATTGCCTTGTCCATGAAGTTCCCACACGTCGTCGTCATCTGCCCGCTTACGGTTGCCCCGAAGTGGACACAGATGAAGAAAGAACACGACGTTCCCATTGACGAGGTTCTCAGCTACACCTCTTTGCGAAGCGTCAAGGACAAACAGCCCAAACACGGGCTGTTGCGACGAGCTGACATTACGCGCACGGTTGTTGAGTGGGACAGCTTCCAGCAACAAGACGTCGCACGAGAGGTTGCCTCGGTCGCCTTCTTTCCAACCGACCGGCTCGTTGCCCTGGCGATGGAGGGTACTCTGTTTGTGATGGATGAGATCCAGAACTTCAAGAATCTCAGCGCGCAGTTTGAGGCCTGCCGTGCAATCATCGAGTGCGCCGGCCAGCACTCCGCCTCGCGCGTCCTCTTGCTCTCGGGCAGTCCGATTGACAAGATGGAGCAGACGCTCCGGCTCTTCAAGGCCGTCGGAGTGTTTCGGGCAGACGAGATTGCCCGATACAACTTCAAGTCCCACGACCTGGAGTGGACTGGATTGGAGGAGATTCGGTCCTACTGTCATGCTCTCAACCCGACCCTGTATCGCACAGTGTTCAAACCAACGCGATTCCAATCGGGACGAGTTCTGACCAAGTACGCCTACGACCTCTTCCTCAAGTGCGTCCGTCCAACACTCGCGTCAGCAATGACACCGCCGGCTCTTCCAGTCGCTCTCGTCAAGCGCAACGGCTTCTACGAGATCGAGGATCCCGATGAGGCTCATGCACTGAGCGTTGCTGTGATGAAGCTAGAGGGTGCCGCAGGCTACGATGCAACCACCCACACAGTCCAGGTGACACGAATCGGAGACAAGGCAGGCAGTTTCGCCGAGATTGCAGAGGCACTCGTCGCCATCGAGTGGGCCAAACGCCATCTCTTCGTGCGTCTTGCACGCCAGGCTCTTCAGACTGGGACGGCGAACAAGGTCATCCTCTGCTTCAACTACTCCAAGACGATCGACTTTGTCGAAGATGCCCTCAGGGAGTACGACCCTCTCGTGATCCAGGGGAGCACATCGCAGTCTCGTCGCACACATATCCTTGATGCCTTTCAGGCACCCACTACAACCTACAGAGTCTTGATCGGGAACGTCCAGGTGTGCAGTACAGGCATTGACCTGGACGACAAACATGGCGAGTTTCCTCGCACAGCCTTTATCAACCCCAATTACTCAACGATTACACTCTACCAGTTGGGACACCGGTTTCACCGAGCCAACACCAAGTCGAATGCAGACGTGTTCTTCGTCTATGGGAAGGAACGACCGGAAATGATGGTGCTCAACGCCCTCTCTCGCAAGTCGACAATCATGAAGGAGATTACGCCCGAACAAGCGGTTGCGGGTGTTGTGTTTCCAGTGGACATGGGGTCCTATCACGAGGGATCCCCTGCCGATCCAGCAGCTGCCGTCTAGAAGACCGGACGAGGATCCCCAATGGACAGAGACGTATACTCAGACGGCTGGACGCGGTGTGCGGACGCAGACGGAATGGCGTTCTCGAGGATGGACAAATCGGGATCGGACCGAGACATCTTCATGCGAGGAGTGGACCTCCAGGCATTGACGACGACACAGATTCCGCAGACCGCGAGACCAACGCCCGCGAGGATGCCAAGAACGTGATCGGTGTCCATTTTTTAGTCAACCACGTCCTCTCCGTAAACGCGTCGTTTTTTCCAGTGTCCGCGCCAGGACCCCCCTTGGAGAAATATTCTTGCCATAGAGCACAACAACAATGGGTGGCGGTCTTCTTCAGCTTGTCAGCTACGGTGCGCAGGACATCTACATCTCCGGCAACCCCCAGATCACCTTCTGGAAGGTCCTCTACAAGAGGCACACGAACTTCGCCATGGAGTCGATTGAGGTCACCTTCAACGGCCAGGCGGACTTCAACCGTCGTGTCACGGCAGTCATCAACCGCAATGCGGACCTGATGTACCGCACCTACGTCCAGGTGGTTCTCCCCGCCGTTGACCTCTCCTCGGCTGGCTCGACCAACCTCAACCGCTTCCGCTGGCTCAACTACATCGGCCACCGCCTCATCAAGGTGGTTGAGCTCGAGATTGGTGGCCAGCGCATCGACCGCCAGTACGGTGACTGGATGCAGATCTGGACCCAGCTCTCCCAGGATGCGGGTACCATCGCCGCCCTCGACGACATGATCGGCAACACCCACGACCTCGTCCTCATGAAGGACTCCAAGGGCTATGCGCTGGATGCCTCCTGCGCGGGCGCGGAGCTCACCAACTCCTGCGCGCCTCGCTCGGGCACCCCGGCGAAGACGCTCTACATCCCCCTCCAGTTCTGGTTCTGCCGCAACCCCGGCCTCGCGATCCCCCTCATCGCCCTCCAGTACCACGAGGTTCGCATCAACGTCGAGTTCGAGCAGTGGATCAACTGCTGCTACTACGAGCAGGTCGGCTCCACCGCGCCCTCCACGGCGATCCAGTCCCTCACTGCCGCGTCGCTCTACATTGACTACATCTACCTCGACTCCGAGGAGCGTCGCCGCTTCGCCCAGCAGACTCACGAGTACCTCATTGAGCAGCTCCAGTTCACCGGTGCCGAGTCCATCACCTCGTCCAGCAACAAGATCCAGCTGAACTTCAACCACCCCGTCAAGGAGCTCGTGTGGGTTGTCCAGCGTGACTCGTTCGTGGACTGCACCCCCAACCAGAACTTCATCCAGGAGGTCAACGGGTGCCAGCCGTTCAACTACACCGATGACTTCACCACGGAGGGCATCGTCATGGACATCCTCGCGCGCGGCTCCCTCGGCAACGCTGCGGGCGGCACGCCCGGCAGTGGCGGTGTCATCCCGACCACGTCTGGCGATGGTCCTTCGGGTCCTTACCTGCCCGGCATCGGCATTGCCTTCGGTCCTTCCCTTGGCGGTGCGTCCTGGCTCGACTCTGGCCTCAACCAGGGCGAGGAGGTCTTCGCGGCCACCACCAACTACCTGCTCGCCAAGGTTATCCTCGACTCCGGCGTCAAGTGCTCCGGCAAGAACCCCGTGGAGGTTGCCAAGCTCCAGCTCAACGGCCAGGACCGCTTCACGGAGCGCGAGGGTCGCTACTTCGACCGCGTCCAGCCCTACCAGCACCACACCCGCACCCCCGCCCCGGGCATCAACGTCTACTCCTTTGCGCTCAAGCCTGAGGAGCACCAGCCCAGCGGCACCTGCAACTTCTCCCGTATCGACAAGGCGACCCTCCAGCTCACGGTGTCCGTCAACACGGTTCGCTCGGGCCGCACCGCCCAGGTTCGTGTCTATGCCGTCAACTACAACGTGCTCCGCGTGATGTCGGGCATGGGTGGTCTCGCGTACTCCAACTAAACATCGAAACACTCACCGGCTGACTTTGGGGAGGAGGAACGGGGGAAACCCCACACAATGAGCCTGGACCCCCAGGTTGATTGCAGTGGAAGAGTTACGGATAATAGTGTTTGTACCCATTCTCACGAACAATATACATATCAACCTTGCTGGGATCCAAAAACCGAACGGGCACACGAACCCTGCGGGCAATCAGATTTTCTGGGTTCCATGAGAGTTCTATCTCTCGGTTGTACTCGGCAATGCTGCTGAAACACCATGTCTTCAAAAGGTTTGAAAACGATGTAATTGCTATCCAGTCAAACCCATCTCCTTTCTTGGCGATATACTCGTCCGGGGATACTGCCAACATTTCCGTAAGATAGGAAGGCTCAAACACGAACATCGAATCGGTCCGAATGCGGATAACCTTGTCTGTATTGCGAATGTAAGGTGCAGCCAGAGAACAAACGTTTTGAACCCCTAGCATCATTTTGTACACCGAAACTATGCCTCCTGGAAGTGAATCTGGAAGATTGAGTTCGCGCTGTTGACGCGTTCGTCCCGTTACCCTTTGTAGGATTTCGGCTGCCGTAGGCTCGGGAACTGCCTGGAATATATCCACTTCGCTCCGAACAAGGTCCGACTCGGTCCACGTAGACACGAAGATTTTACATCCTGGAATCTGTTTGCGAATGGACCGAACGACATCAACCACGGACTGTTCGGACGGACGAATCGGACCAGACATCAAGACGTGCGGAATCATGCTTTCACACATAGTATGCCATTACAAGTAAATGGAGCGGAGTGCATTTATTCCGACATCATTCCTCACTAGCTACGCACCACTGTTGTATCATGCGCTCGTAGATACCGAGGGTCCAATCGTTGAATGTGGTATGGGGAACTACTCAACCCGGCTTCTTCATTCTACAGGTAGGCATGTCATCAGTTATGACACAAACTTGTCTTGGTATCAACGGTTTGATGTGACTCCTAAATATCTCATTTCTCCGACGGAGTGGCTCACCGTAACGAAGTCTCTAAAGACACTTGCGTCTGTATTTTTTATTGATCAGGCTCCGGGTGAAATCCGAGAGAAGTGTATATCCGAACTTTCGTCTGGGTTTGCGGGGATCGTTGTTGCACACGACACAGAACCCGCCGCAGATTATGGATATAAGATGCGTCAGCACTTCCCCAAGTTTACGTATGTTGTAGAGGTTCAAACGACAGATGCCTGGGCAACCGCTCTATCGAATACAATTGATGTTACAAAGTGGAGGGGTGAGCAGTTTGGCGACTATCGGATCCAATGAGAGTGTTGACAAGATCCATAACGTCCCGAGAGTACACCGAATAGGGGCGTATCGAATGGGCGTCCGCGTAGCAGTCCTCTTCTATCTCGCGCGGAGTCCAGTTCCAGTAACTCCTATCCAACCGGCGGTGAGTGCGAGTCAGAAATACAAATATCGACGGGTCGGAGTAGGTGCGGAGTTTGGTAGTAGTATATTCTTCATCTGCACCCCATTGAATCTTCCCCTTGAGAATTGGATTTGACGGATCTTGAGTTGAGCAATCGTGTCCAAGATTTCGGCTGTACAGCGCGCGAATGGAGCGTCCCCAGTCTGCGTCCAATCCTAGCACGTGTGTAAACAAAGACCCCTTCGCAACGTGATAGCACACCGGGATAAATTGATGATTCGGATTCAGGTGGACATATTTGGAATCTGGAATGTTAGCAAGTTGATCGATAAAATAACGTCTTGAAATCGGGAACATGTCAATGTCTGACAACAGACAGACCTTGTCTGGGAACTGGGACGGGATCCAGAAGCGAACCCATTGACACTGAAGGTATATGGGCACATCTGGAATCGGCTTTAGTCGGATAACGCGACCGTATTCCTCAGAAATTACAACGTCATCGCCCCCTATGAATACGAGGATCGGTTCAATCGCAAACCGCAGTTTCCAAACTTTGGATACGAGTGGCCAGAAGTCCAAATAGAACGGATTGGCGTCGGAACTGTGGATCACCAAATCGGGTTTCATTTACAAACGATAGTCGCGTCTATTGTAAATGATTCATATTGTTGTGAGTCGGTACCGAAAAAACGTTAGTTGGATATACAAGCTGGCAAATATAACAGACGTTAACATTCTTATCTATGACAAGGAGAATACGGATAATATTTTCAACATTCCCGTAAACAAGGGATATGAGGCATCCGTATATCTTCGCTACGTGATTGATTATTACGATGTTTTGCCGGCCTTTACGTTTTTTGTCCAGGACGATGAATATTCATGGCATCACTTCGGAAGCATTGAAGAGCAGTTTTGCAACGCACTAAACAGCGGTCGTGAGTATTACAACATCAATGGGAACTGCCCCCTCGATGCATTCTACTCGAGCGCTCACAGGGATACGTACCTGCAATGGTATGCCGAATACATTGACCCCTACGTCCCGCTCTCAAGCTTGGCAAGTGACTGGATGATTGGAGAACGTGGATGCGCCCAGTTCCTCGTCCATAGAAATAGGATTCGTAGATTTCCAAAGGAATTCTATTGCAAGCTCTACGAGTGGCTGATAACACATCCGATTACAGGGAATCTTCCCGCAGTTTATCTGGAATGGACATGGCACGTGCTTTGGGGGGACCCCAAGAAGAAGGATATGTCCGTGTGAAACGGTTGATTGGACACTATGTACGAATCCGCCCAGGTGTCTACACTGCACACCGACAGCTTCGAATACAGATGCGATAACGAATTCCGCAGGACAACCGGAGTAGCCCCGCAGAACAATGCCTCGTAGACCCGATGCGTATCAATCCCCGTTCCTTCTGGACACAGAACGAACGTGGACCGACACAGGTCGGTATAATAGTCCTCTACCGAAAGACCCGATCGCCACGTGACGCGAGGGTCGTTCTTGAATGCCTCGATACAGGCCGCCCGTTTGGCATCGTTGGTTGTCTGTGTGAAGTTCGCATAGATGTCAATGTCGCGCGGAACATTGGGTCTCTGAAAGGACTCTAAAAAAGGGAGTTGCCGGTCGACAAATCCGAGAGGAATCGTCGTAAGACGTGGGTGAGAGACTGTTGTGTTGATGGCGTAGATATGGAGAGAGTATCGGACGATCATGGACAGTGCGGACTCGTCAAACGGCCTGTCTGAGTTGTGAACTACAAAGGTGAACCTTTTCGTGAAGACCGCAGGGATTCTGCGGCGTACCTCGTCCAGGTAGTCTCCGTTCACAAAGACCCAGTCTCCGTGCTGAGCTCGCGAATAGACAAACGGCTCTCGCTCGGGGTATCGCGGATCAAGAACCCACCGACATGCATTCGCAAACGACTTACCCGAAATCATTGAAGGTATACAAAGCGCATATGGTAAACGTCTTTTCCTTTTGCCTGTATGGTCCCGAGAACCCTCGCTATTATCCCGGGCTTCTTGAGAACATTGCGCTTGCCAATCAGTATTTCCCCGAGTGGAAGGTCTATGTCTATTACGCCCCCGACGTCGAGGAATCCATGCTCCGTCAGCTCGAGGCTCGTCCGAACGCTGTGCTTCGTCCGACTGGCGTCACTGGCGCTATCAACATGATTCACCGTTTCTATGCGATTGACGAACCTGGAGTGGACCTGATGATGGTGCGCGATGCCGACAGTCGAATTCATTGGAAGGATCGCTGGGCGATTCGGGAGTTTGTTCGTCAGCCCCAGTTCGTGGCACATACCATTCGCGACAACATTGAACACACGGCAAGCATGATGGGTGGGCTCTGGGGTATCCGCAAGTCCGCAGGAGTGAACCTTCACATGGAATACCAATCCTACTCCGAGGACATCGGCAAGGGGTATCGCCATGCCCACGATCAGAACTTTCTAGCCGATGTTATCTACCCCAAAGTAGTGGATCGTCTGTTGGTCCATTACAGCAACAACCGTAGACGGGTCGGAGAGACTGCCGTAGAGTTTCCCTTTGACTGGATCAACGATATCTATTGTGGGCGAATTGAGTGTGATTTTTATGATACGCCGCAACCCAAACCCAAGTCCGTCGTCGTGAGCACGCAGGCAGATGAGTTTTCCAGAGCCCTTGCGTTCAAGGGCGACTACGTGCCATCAATCGTAAAATTCCTACACAGAAAGTAAATGCACATGCCTGCGATTGGATCTCGTGCCCAGGTGATGCACGGAACGGCTCACCACACGTCCGGTGGGCTCACCAAGACGGACCTGAAGTACAACAAGTGGGGACGCATCGTCTCGCGGAAGAAGTCCACGATGGCGAAGAAGACCCGCCGGCTGGAGAAGGCAGGCTACAAGGCAACCAAGGGCAAGTTTGGTGTGACCCAGAAGAACAAGAAGCACTAAAGTCTTGTGGAAAGACAATGGTTCCCTGGGCAGCCTTGTTTGCTGCCACCGCATGGGTGGACTTTGCCGTCATCGCACTCTCGAAAGTCGTGCCCCTCACAAAGGCCTTGCCCATCTGGTACAGGGACTTTGGTGTCGTGGCCGTTGGATCGGATATTCTCATCATTGTCCTAGGCATTGCCCTGGCGATGGTCCTGGTGCCCGGTGCGAAGGGGCTGTCGTTGATCGGGGTTGCCGTTGGCATCCAGCTCCTTCACGACGTTCTCTTCTACGTGGGTGTCATCCAGGGTGTGCCGACTGGACAGAACCGCATCCTTGACCTGTTCAAGCGATATGCCGCCGAAGGGTCGTGGAAGATTCTGCTTGCCGATGCGGGAATGGTTGCTGCGTCGGTGTATCTTATGGAGACGATGGAGGAGACCCTGACCTACGACCAGATCGTCTGGGTTGGGCTTCTTGCTGTGTATTCGTTGTTGTATATCTTGTATACCAAGTAACAAATGGGCGGCGGACTTTTCGGTACGGAACTCGCGCTCAATCCCAAGTGCCTGGCGTTTTCTGCGTTTGTGCTCCTAGTCTACTGGATGCCTCATCCCGTGGCCTATTCGCACCGCATTGTCGTCAATTTCATCCTTGCGTGTCTCGCCTATGTGATGCTCGCGTGGTATGACGTGCTCTACGACTGTACGGATCGGTTTGAACCCACCCTGTTGGGATGGATGTGGAAGGACCTGAAACCGAAGGAATACAAAGACAAGTATGAGAAGCTCCCCGAGAAGACGAAGAAGGTCATTCGCACCGTGGACATCGCAGTGCTCGTCATTCTGGTCGTCCTGGCCTTTGTACCGTATGGACTCCCGAAAACCTTTGTGAGAACTAAGTAATGGCTGCTACTACCGCGGCGGTCGGAACGGCGTTGGTGACGGGATATGGGTTCGCCAACGACTTCGCAAACACACCCACAGGTCAGAATTTCACTGCGATGGGAAGGAACGCAATCCTTCAGGCAGAGATGGCACGGCTGAGGGCAGAGACGGAAAGCCTTCGCAAGCGAGTGGCGGAGACGAACGTGGAAGAGTTCAAGGTTCGCGCCGACGAGTTGAAGAAGCGGATGAAGGAGCAGGCGAAGAAGCCGGTCCAGACTGGAGGTGCAGTGGGAACTCGACGCACGGCCCCTCCCAGTGCGGAGGAAGTCGCTCGCCTTCAGGACCGACTGATGCGTTTGAAGGGATTGGTCACCAAGTCCAGTGCTCTCATCAGTGCCGACTACGGACCCAAGGTGGATGAACTGATCAGCTCTGCTGGCGAGTTGTCCTCCCAACCCGATGGAGATTTGTATTCCCTGTATGGCACATTCATCAAAGCACTCACAGACTACACTGCCCGCCCTGGACTGGGAAGCCGTGCGGTAGACACGGCGTGGGCAACTCTGACCACCCGACGCAGGTCCTCGGGAGCTCCCACGAGCCCTGCCCAATCCGTCGGCACGGACCCGGGCCTCCCGCAGAGTCC